GGTAAGGATTCGATGTACCTCGGATAGCCCCACTCGTCCTGGTACAAGGTATTGGGGAGAAGCAGGATGTTTGCGTAGTTAGCATCGACGGTCACGGTGGAACTCGTGAGAGGTCCACTGGGGGAGAGCGCGCCGGTCCCATCGCCACTCCGCACGAACACTGCGAAGACGCTCACTCCGTATACATTGGGCGTGACGGTTAGCGAGAGCGTACTGGTAGTGGCGTTGTAGGCAGTGACCACGCAGTTGAACTTCGTCGTGCCGGGCGTCCAGTAGGGCGCAGCCGTGTCCGATTTCACCAAATGCACACTGAAGTCGCTCATGGTGTTTGTGATCGGATTCCAGTTCGGACCGCTTAGTGCAATCGTGCACGTTGTTGCGACGCGTAGAGTCAGCGTGCTGCCCGTGATAACCGGCGTGCCGACGCTCGTCGGCCACTTGTACTGCATCACAGCGGGGGCGATGGAGAAGATCCTGTTCGTCAGCGCGACGTTTCCGGACGTTGTCGTTGCGACGCTCGGTGCCATGATGCCGTCGCGACCGAGCGTCGCCGAACCGCTCTTTGCGACCATCGCAACCCACGTCGCGCCGTCGGTGCTCGCCTCGAGGATGAACGTTCCGCCGCGCGTGTTGGCGTCGTAGTACATGCAATCAGGGAACCGAATCGCACCGACCTCGCCGTAAACATCCAACTCGACTTGCACGTACGCCGCCTCCGACGAGAACGTGACTTGCGTCGCTGCCGTCTGCACTGCGGCCGTTGTTGCGTCGTTCCACCCGAACTGGTTCGCAAACAGCGCGTCGCGCGTCGCCGTCCCCGGCGCCACGACCGTCGCGCTGTTGTTGTACAGTTTGTTTGCGTACTGTTGGATGTAGTTGTTCGACGAGACCCCTAGGTCCGCACTTGCCGTCGCCAAGTCACGGTACAGACCGAACTTCCACAAGTACACCTTGGTCGCGCTGCCACACGCCCCGAGGTACGCGGTCGTGGCACGCAGCCTCCAGTATCGGTACATCGTCGGCGGGGTCGCCGCGACTGCGGCCGTCGAGCATCTCGGTAGCATGTAGTTTGCGTACGCCTGGTTGAGCAGCCACGGCATCTTAGACGCCATAAGGTCAGAAGTCGCTACGAAGTTCAAGTACTGCCAGCTATTTGCGAGCACGGACGTGGTCTGCCTGTGGTCGTTGTACCACGAGTGCCCCGCTGGGAAACGCGCATAGTTTACGTTCAAGCGCGACGGCGTGTTTGACCCGACGAACCCTAGCCCGTAGTATGTGTAAGCCGCGCTGTTCTTGAGCTCGATCGAGCCGAGCATCGGATTCGCGGAGCCCTGTGTGAGCATGAAGCGTCCCGTGCTGATGTTCGTCGACGCGGTGGTCGCGACGACCGACTCGAGGTTCGACGCAAACACCCACGTCGAGCCCCCGCCCTTGCTCCTGCGGTCGTACTTCATGTGGAACGTGTCCTCCAGCGTGTTCGTGCCCGAAACGCTCCACTCGGTCGGGATGCGCACGAAGTTTTGTCCATCGGTCGAACCCACGACCTCCATGTTCACGAACTCCGAGTGCCATCCCGGGAAGCTCGTGTAGAGCGTTATCGACGTGAGCACGCGTGGCGACCCGGCGGGGAACTGCCATACATACCGCACCAGAAACTCGGTCGGTGAAATCTGCGGTGAGCCCGTCGACCCGGAACCCATCGGTGCGAGACCGGCCGCGCTCATCGTGTTGAGCGCCGTCGTGATGTCGATCGTATGAGTAGGGGTCCCAGCGAGCGTGGTAGACCAGCCTGGGAGAGGAGGGACGTTCGCGGTGCTCGCGGTCGCCCCGAACGTCCCAACATACCGCTTCCATGTCGTCCCGCTTGGCACGTTCGTCAGGAACGCACTTTTGAACGCATCCGAGAAGTCGCTCATAGACACACGGTTGCTTGCGGCAAAGGTAGACGCGACCGAGTATGCCGAGACGACGCCTGTCAATGCGGATGCGCTTAGCAACAGCGCCCCCGAGACTCCCACAGGCGACGTGACCCTGGCATACACATGGAACGTCCCGCTTGTTGGGACGGTCGTCGCTATCTGCGCCACACCCGTCGCGTCGAGCGTTCCCGTGCCGCACTGGATCGGTGTTGTCGACGTGCTCGTTGCGTGATAGTAGGCCGTCACGAACGCGGACGCCAGACCGTCCGACGGCGAAAACACGAAGGTCGCATTTGAGAGATTGGAGGGATTCGGACGCAGACTATCCACCAACGTGCACGTCACCGTCGTCGGGAACACGTACGAACGCGACACGAGAGTTGCGACGCCCCCGAGTACGGGCCCCGCGACGCCCGACGGCGAGGTCACTCGCATGTAGACGTACCACGTGCCTACCGGGAACGCCGCCGTCGCTACCGAGACAGTCGCCGATCCCGATGCGAGCGACCCCGTCGCAACCGGCGTGAGGCCGTCGATGCTCGTTGCACCCGACGACGCGCCGTAGTACAGAGCGACGGGTGCCGAGGAGACGTGCGCAACAGGCGTCGTGACCGTCATCGACCACGCTACCCCCTCGACGACCTCGGTCGGCGCGAACGTGAACGACGTCGGCATCGCGTACGTCGAGCCCGACGCGTCGACGAAGAACCCCTGGTCGTTCGCCCCCCGGTGGGTCAGCGTCGCTTGGATGGACGCCGAAATGGGCGCCGTGAGAGTGACACGCAGCGCATTCATCCCGATCGCAAGCGGCGTCACCGAAAACGTCACCACGCCCGTTTCGGCGACGTAGTCTGCGATGGCGCACCGGGACGTCGCGCCGCTCGGCGCGCTCAACACCGCCGCGATGTCGGCCGAGCGCAAGTTGGACGGGCGCCCCCCACTGAGCGTGAGGGTCTGCCCCGACGCGAGCTTGCCCACGGCGAGCGACGCCGACGTCAGCGTCGTCTGTGCGATGCTCGACGGCAGCGGGTAGTCGACGAACAGCGCAGTCGCACTCGGCGCAAACCCAGGCTGCACGACGCCATCGGGGCTCGTGGCGCGGGCGTAAAACGAAAACGAGCGACCGGCGAGCGGCAGGAAGCATGATGCGAGCCGGACGATCCCCGACGTGTCTAGCGTGCCCTGCCCGATGAACACGGGCCCCGACGTCGTGTTCCCCGACGCGTCCGCGATGAACATCGAGACCGACCCCGCGTTCGCAGCGTCGCACGGAGTCACGCTAAACGCTGCCGACGTGGGCGCGGTGCGGGACGACGACGCGAACGAGACGGACGTGACGCGTGCCGGATACACGTAAGGAGCGACCGTCGTGGTCGCCGAGACCTCGACCTTCGTGTTGAGCCCCCCCCACCCCCTCACGCCCGCAAACAGCCGGACGCGTCGGTACGACGTCGGTAGTACGGGGACGGCGAGCGTCTGCCCGTTGCGCGCGATGGCGCTCAGGGCCACGTCCTCCGTCGCGAACGTCGCGTCGAAATCGCACGTGTACTTGGCGGTGGTGTAGATGCGAAAGTCGGTCATGTTGCCACTCCACGCTTCGCCCCCGATGCCATTTTGGCCGATGACCACCGAGCCGACCGGGCGGGTGTTGAACCAAAAGGAGCGCGCCATAATCGGCGGCGTTGTCGCGATGCCGTTGACGTACAGGGTCAATCGCCCGTCGTAATCGACGACCGCCAGATGGGTCCACGCCGACGGGACGGCGCCGGTAGGCGACGCGATGCGCCCCGACAGCCCGCTCGAGTCGAGCGCGTGGACCGACACCACGCCCGTGCTGCGGTTGACGACCGCCTTGAGCAGCACGCCGCCCGACGCGTCGACGACGCCAAACACCGCCCCGGCGGACGCGGGGGCGGTCGCGAGAACCCAGCACTCGACCGTCCAATCGGCGTAGAGGGTGGCGGTCGGGAGCCCGGCGAGTCGAACGTTCGCGCCGACGCCGTTGAACGCGACGCTACTGCCGTAGTACTTCCAGAGGACGCGACTAGTCGCCGTCGTCGCGTTGATGCCGACGGCCGTGACGCTCAGCGCGCCACCCGCACCGCCCGCCAGCGCGCGCACGTCCGACAGCCCCGTTCCGACGCTGTCCAATGGAAGTGCGCACACGAGAGCCTCGCCGAACTCGTCCGGCCACGCTTGCCGGCTCAGCGGTGAGAACCCCGACGAGTCGACCGCCCAGATCGGCGCCGTCCCCCGGGCTCGTTTGACGTACTGCAGCATGTCGCCGGCGGTCGCGCCGGCAAAGGGCCATGAGAGCGACGTCGCGTCCGCAAAGGTCATTGTAGCGACGCTAGGCGCGTTGTACACCAGCGGCCTATCCGCGAACGACATGACCGGCGGGCCGAGGATCTGGTCGTCGCGCAGCAACACGCCGGTCAGCGTGGCCTGCGTGCCTCCGAAGGCCATCGTCAAGCGGGCCGTCGTTTCGGCATCGACGCCGGGCGTGAACGAAAACGCCAACCCGGACGTGTCCGACGGCAGCGCCGTGCTGCTCGCGTTCGCGACCGTTCCACCCGTCGCAGTTATGCTGTAGGAAGCCCCGACCGGCAGTGCCAACCGCATCACGCTGTCAAACGTCGCAAGCATCGGCGTAGGCGTGTTCAGGACGGCGTACGGCCCCGACCGCAGCCCAAAGAACACCGCGGTCGGATACGCGTAGACGATCGCCGACGACACGGGCAGTGCGATGCGCGCGCGCGTTTGGACGTGGATGACCGCGACCGCGAGGGGATTGTCGATGGCCCGAGAGGCGACGACGCGGGCGGAGACGGTCGTCGCCACCGACGTGCTGCTCACCAACACCAACCCGGACATATCCACCACCGACGACGTAGTCGACGAAGGTCGCCACTCGACGCACGAACGGACCGTCGCGGTCGACGTTCGGAGTGCCGGGTCGATCGGGACGGACGACGCGGTGTATCGCAGTGTGAAGGGAACGACGACCGACTGGCCCTCGACGAACGCGTACGACGAGCGCCCGATCCGCCCAATCTCGACCGCATTCGGGACGCACACCACCGGCAGCGCCGGCGTGAGCAACGTGAGTTGGGTTCCGTACGCGACGACCACCATCGAGAATCGGACGCCCCCACCCACCGGGAGCGCGTTGGCGGGCAACCCGAACGACCGAACCTCGATGGTCATCGTCGTACGGTCGTAATTGCACGTCCCTACTGCGCCGTACGCACGCCCGGACGCGTCTACGGCGGATACACGATCGACCTCCGTCGCCAGTTCCTCGGTGGGGGGGCTCCCCCCGCCGAGCACGATGCGCACCGCACTCGTGTTCCCAAACCCACAGACTGGGAGCGCAAAGGCGCCGCCCGACGCATCGGCCCCGTACACCGCGCCGAGCGCGAGCGCGCCGACCGACGAGTCGCTCGGCTTAACCGCGTTGGCACCGTCGAACGAGACCGCGGCCACCGCCGATTTGGGCAGCGTGTGGACTTGCGATGGCGAGATACGCGCGACGAGTCGCACACGCGACGTTGCGAGCACCACGGTGAACTCCGCGACGTCGCTTGGCGCGGTCGCGACCAGCCGAATCGGCACGGCGAACGACGCGCTTCTACCGTCGACGTCCGAGACGCCGACGACTTCGGGGACGCCGACGAAAAACGCCGGCGTACTGCACCGAATGTCGGCGATGGAAAGCGGGGACAGCGCGCCGTTCGGGAAGGACGCGCCGATCGGCCACGTGGATTGAAGGGTGGTCGACGCGACCATGACCGCAGGAGTCGGGTAGTTGCGATTGTCGGTGATGACATAGGGCGTGCGCCCGATGCGCTGAAAGTCGACCGCGGTCGGCGTGCAGACGACGCGCGTGAATTTCGACGTAGCAACGGTCGACGAAGCGCCGTCGGGCATCGTGAGAATCACGCCGAAGCCGATGGTCCCGCACGTCGGGAGGACGTCCGTCGGCAGCGCAAACGTGCGGATGGTGACGGTCTGCGAAGGGCCGTCAAAGTCCCACGCGCCCACTTGGCCGTAAACCTGCTTGGTGTACGCGTCGAACGCCCACACGCGCGACACGACCGCGCCGCGACCGTTCAGCGCGAGCGTCAGGTTGCTCTTATTGTCGTCACCGCACGGCCGAAACCCGCCCGACGCATCGCAGCCGTACGTGGCGCCGAGCGCGAGCGTGCCGACGTTCAGGTCCGCGTCCGACACGTCGCGCCCCGAAAACCACACGCGGGCCGTGAGCTCGGTCGGTGGGATGCGAACCGACGACGGTGGAACCGTCGCCACCACGCGCGTCCGCGTCCCGGCGACGACGAGCGTCATGGCGACCGCCCGGTCGGGTGGCGCCATCTCGCACGAGAGCGGCAGTCGTAGCACCCCGCGGTCGACGAAGGCCGCGGTGGAGGCGTCGTCGAGCGTTGGGATGTTTCCGTAGGACGTCCACGCCGCATCGACGACCGCACGCGCCCCAGTGGCGGTCGGCGCGTCGAATACGCCGAGCGTGCGCGTGCGGAGCCGCACGTCGACGAACGACGACGTGGCAAACGTGAACGTGTCGACCACGGCCACCATGGGCCCGTCGACGACGTGAAATCGCGCCGAGCTCGCTCTCCCGACCACGCCGTCGGGGCCGACAAACTGCACGACGAAGAACACGCCACCGCCGCGTGGCATCTCGGCGCCGAGCGTGAAGACGCCGACGTCGACCGTCCCGGAAGCACGGTCGTACACGTAGGGGCCCATCGTCCCGAACCGCGCGCCCGACGCATCCGTCGCCCCCGACGCATCCGTCGCCCAGACCGCCCCCGTCGGTGGAACGTCGACGGCTAGGCTCGATGATAGCCGGATGGTCAGTACGCTCGCGCATCCGACCCCGCATCCGCGGTCATCGACGGCAACACGACCGTACGATGCGCCTCGCACGAGCGTCGTAACCGACGCGTCCATCGCACTCGCAACCGAGCCCGACGCGTCGACGAACGAGATGTTCGCACGGAGGATGGGCGGAGCGTACAGGGTGTATTTCTCGAACAACGGCACCCACGGCAGCGTCCGCGCGTTCCCGTCCCATTGGACGGCGACGCGCGCGTGCGGTTCGCACGAGGCGCGCAGCGGCGTGATGGTCCACGTGACCTCGCTCGTGCTGGTATCCACGGTCCTGCCCGACACGAGTCCGTTGGGAAATTCGACGCCGTCGGTCGGGGCGACGACGAGCGCGTAGTTGCCGCCGCTCGGCACGCACGCACTCCCACCTCGGAGGGCGAGGGTGCAGTTGGCCGGGACTCCGACGGAGACGACGCGACTCGCGCTGGGTGGCGGCGAGGCCGCTACCGTCGCGATCGTCGCCGATGCAAACGTCGGAAAGGCGTAGATTTCCGACGGCGCGATTGGGCGAAAGGAAACCGCCGACAGGCCACCGACCGTCCGGAACGTAAATACGACGCCCCCCGTCGGAATCTCGCCGTCGCCCGCCGACGTAAACGGGACGGTCAACGCGCGCCGGTTCGCACCCGAGGCGTACCGGACGCCGCTCGCGTCGATGGTTCCACATCGGGCGGGCGCGACGGCGATGTCCGTAAAATGGTCGGTCGGGCGCGTCGCCATGAACCCGTCCGCAACGCCGAGGCTCGCTACGAACTCAAAGGGGAAGGTCAGGAGACAGCGAGTGCCTTGCACGAGCAGGTAGGGGGTTGCGCACGTCGACGTTATGTTGGCGCCGGCCGTGGGCGCCGGCGTGACCGCAAACGTGGCGCTCGACGAAACGTTCCACTCACTCCACTCCCCCGACGCCCGCGTGTAGACGCGCATCGCCACACACACTCGGGCCGCCGCGACCGACCGCAGCGGCACGACGGCGCACTCCACGATGTTGCTACCCGACGCCACGCTCGCCGTCGACCCCGGGGCGAGGGTCGACACGACGGCGCCGCTACCATCCTGCATGGACACTCGCACGTCGCCGATGGAAAGCCCCGAGCCGTCGAGAAGCGATTCGCCCCCGACGATGATCATCCGAAGGGGCGTTCGTTGCCACTGGTGGAATCGGGGCGCGTCCGCGACCGGGACGAGGTCCGACGGTGGTCGGTAGATCTGGCTCGCATCCAGTCGCGCATGCACCCGACTCTCGTACGGACCCGCCGTGAACGTTGCGCGGAGCGTGTACGACTGCTTCGACGGAACCGCGCTCAGCTGCGACGAGAACGTGGTGTACGACTCGAGTGCGACGTCCGACGACGCAACCACCGCCGACGTCGCGTCCACCCACTCGACGCGGATGTTGGCGAATCGGACGTACGATGGGTCGATGGTGCACAAGGCGCGTATCGGACTGCCCACCACGACCATCCCCGGCGTCCAGACCGACGATGCGAGTCGCGTGGGCAGGGACGTGATCTGCTCGGCGCCGATGGGGAACACGTAGCGCGTCGTGCCATCCCGCATCGTGAACGTGACGGCGACCGACGGTGGCGACGCGACGAGCGTGAACGGGCGGGTGTAGATGGCGCACACTACGCCGTGCCGTTGCACGTTCGACTCGTATTCGACCGCTCGCAGCTCGCACAGCCCCGATGGGTCGAACGCGATCGACGCAAAGTTGTCGGTCGCGACGTCCGCCCCGAACCCGTCGTTGTCGGGAAACACGAACGGAAACACCACGCGCACCAGCTGGTCGGCGAGCAGGACGTAGCCGGGCGCGCCGGGCGTCGACGAGGGCACGCACGGCGGGATCGTATCCCCACGGAACGGGCGCCGCGCGATGGCGATGCGGTCGGTCGATACGACCTCCTCGACGAGCTCGTCGAGGAGGTACGCGACGACTAGGTGCGCGGGACTATCGGCGCTCGCCGCGACGGGCGGGATGCAACGAAATCTCCACGCGCGATCCGCGGTCGACGCGAGCGTGCCCGCGACCACCCCCGCGTCGACGCGTCGCCCATCGTCGCACACGATGCCGACGGCGATCAGCCGGATGCCCGACGCATCGCCCCCCATCAGCTCGATGGACATCGTCGATTCTTGTGATTGGCGCAAGCCCGCCGGCGGCGCGAGTACGCGGAGACTGCTAGGCGCTTCGACCAGCACGGGCGGACCGACCACGCTCGGCAGCGTGTACGCGGCGAGGTACGAGCCCAGTCGCAGCTGGACGGACGCGCTGTACGTCGCTTTTCGCGGGAAGGAGACGTCGAATCGGTACCGCGTGGCGGACGACGCCTCGACGGGGGGCGTTCCGCGACCGGACGCGTCGTAGAAGACCGCCGAGGCCTTCACGAGCGCGGACGATGGCGCGACGGACGATTGCAAAGTCAGGCTCGTCGGGCGCCCGACGACGCACCGCGGAGACACGACCGATAGGCGCACCTCCGGCGGGAACGTAAAGATGCGCTCGAGGGGGATGGCGAAGACAAAGACGGACTGGACCATCTGGAAGGAGACCGATATCCCCGGAAGCGGGGTGTGGATGCACACGGACAGTTGGACCGTGCGCCGGTCGGCGTTGGGCGCGTACGCGACGTCGCCGACCGTCCCCACGCCCGACGGATCCATCCGCACCGACGCAAACGCGCCGGTCGGCGTCGACGCAGCAAAGGCGTTGGCGGCGCCCCCTCGAAAGACGAAGGGGAATTGGATCGCGACCGTCTGGCGGGATATCGCCCAAAACGACGGGTCGGCCAGCGACGACACGCACGTACCCGCCGTAGGCCTGGGCAACACCCGCATCGCACCGGGCACGTCAAAGTCGCGTGTCGTTCCATCGGGCGCCCGCATCGTCACCCCGACCGTCACGTCGACGTCCTCGACCATCGGGAGTATAACACACGTCCACGCGGTGTCGGTCTGTCGGAGGGGCGACGCGTCTTGGACGTGCACGCGCCTCGTGGCGACCTCGACGAGACGCACCGACTGCACGCTGGTCGGACGGTCGAACGCGAGCGCGACGTTGGTTCGTTGCTCGCACTGCAGTGACGGCAGCGACGGCAGCGACGGCAACGCGTCGGACGCGAGGGTGCACGCGGTCGGGAACACGTAGACGTCGCTCGCGCGAACCAAGACGAGGCGGGGATACGACGCCGACTCTCCCCCGTAAGACAGCACGAGCGTCCCGGTCACGCCATCGGCCGATGGGACGACGACGCGGCACTGGCAGGTGGTGGTCGACGACGACACGGTGACGACGCACGCAACGGAGCGGGTGGCGCCCGACGCGTCGGTCGTATCAACGGACGCGCGTAGGTACGTCGGGTTGCTCATGGCGGTCGGGTATGTAATCGCGCACGTCGCCTCGCCCCCGACCGTCACCGCCGCCGGTGCGCTCAAGTCGACGCGGAGCTCGTCGGGCGTGGGGAACACGACGACGGCCGGGGCGGGCATCCGGAACACGCACGTCGTCGTCGCGTCCAGCGCAATCCGGAACCGCAGCTCGGACGGCGACGACGACGCGGCGGACCGGGTCGCCCGAAACAGGAAGGAGACCGTACGCTCGTCGGAGAAGAACGCCGAGTCCGCGAGGATGACCCCGTGTCCCGATGGGTCCGATGCGATGGACGCCAAGTCGCGTATCGACGACGCAACGGGCGATTGGAAGCTACCGCCCGACGACGCGAAACCCGAAGGCGCGAAATCGAACGGACAGTCGACCTGCACGACTCGGTCGGCGATGACATAGGACGATAGGACGCCGCCGTTTGCGGGGACGGGCGCGGGCAGGGCGTGCAACGGGAGCCCCGTGGGAGGCGCGGGCGTCGTGAGAGTCACGGTCGTCGGGCTCGACGACGCGGAAAAGAGCACGACGACCGCCCGCATCGGGCCCGACGTCGCGGGTCGGAACCAGCACTCGACGACGCGGGGGGCGCCGCCCAGCGCGACACGACTGGCCGCGACCGACGTGCCGACACCGTCGACCAGCGTGACGCTGCGGAACATCGCCACGTCGAGCGGCGCATCGCCCCCCGAGACGAACAGCTGCACCAGGCCGCGTTGTGTTTGTCGGAGCGCCGGGGCAGCGCCGCTCGCGTCCGGGACGACCGCCACTGCCGTGGGCAAAAAGCACACATACGGCGCGATCCGTGCGAAGGAGTAGCGCATGGTGGTGGGCTGGATCATCCCCGAGCGTGCGAGTAGTTTCATGGACAGCGTGATGTACTTTTGCGAGGGGACGAATAGCTCCCAGACCAGACGATTGCTCGTCGGGTCAGGCGTCACGTTGGCGACCGCGAGCGGGAGGTACCGACCATCTTGCTCGGGCCATATCCAATAGACCTGCGTACGAGGGTCGGTCGACCACAGCCGGTAGGCCGACGTCGACAGCGTGCACTCGAAGCGATTCACCCGGCCGGCGATCAGGTCATGCGTCGCCGAGTCCATCCGATTCGCCTGGCGATTGGCGGTCCAATCGAACGTTACGTCCGACGTGGACGGAAAGCCATCGCCTGCGAAGAGGCGCATGCTCCGGAGGGCGCTCTGCACGGGCCACGGCGGGCGCGTGTCCACGAAGAAGCCCTTCGGGAGCACGTACGCCACTTGGTCGTCCCACGTAAAGATGCACGCGCTCGCGTCGGGCTGCCGTTGCAGGAGGTCGCGCATGGACGTGGTGAGGCTCGGCACCTCGTTAGAGGAAAAGTACACCGGCGATGCGGTGGTCCCTTCGAGCTGCAGGGCTCGCAGGCAGCGTGTGTAGTCGCGCTCGTCGAAGGTCGTGAACGTGATGGACGTAAACGGTCCGTTATGTCCGGCGTACACGGCCCGTAGCAACTCGCGGATGGACGACTGCAGCGTCGTCCATTGTTGGGTGGTCGTCGGCATGACGGCGATGTTGTTGAAGCACGACATGCTCTCGAACGACTCGATGGTGTAGGTTACGTGCCCGTTTCCCGAACAGTCCGACGAGATGTTTCGCCAGAGGTCGGTAAACAGTCCGATGTCGTTGGCAAGAAACCAGAATTGTACGGAGGCGGCGCCACTAGCTGCAGCGTCTGCCCCACTCATTCTTATTTACATATGATAAAATGATTCACGTCGCACGCATCCTTGCTGCATACCGCGTCATCCCACATCGTTGTTTTGTTGCCATACACATTCTCGACATCACAAGATAAGCTTCATGCTCCCCCAAACGAATGTTGGAAGGCCGGACAAACCGTTCCGAGTGCTTTTCGAAGCACTTTTCAAGGGCGTGAGTAATGTGTATTTGGCCTACAAAAGTTGGAAACTGCTTCGAAAACGCGCTAGGAACAGTTTGTTTGGCCTTCCAACATTTTCGTTTGGGATGGGCATAAGTTCTTACTTCGTAGATAACAGGATGCATCTCAATACCGGTCGATTGACTCGATTACGTGTCGAAGTTTATGCTCTCCCAAAGTTTGGGCCCAAACGAGGATCACTGGGCACACTGGTCGCACGGGCATTGTCGACCCAGTGTGATTACCTAACCCATACTCCAATGTAACTCCATATGTTGGTCGCGAAAGTGCGCAACTTTTTGGTCTCCACTGACTCGCCAGTGACTCGCCACTGACTCGCCAGTGTCTCGCCACTGACTCGCCAGTGACTCGCCACTGACTCGCCAGTGACTCGCCACGTGGGGTCGACGTGCGATATTCGGGTTTGTATTTCTTGGCAAGACAAAATCAAAGGATGCAATATAGCACTATATCGCACTTCGTTCGGCCATGTGGGAAACAACACTCCCGCGAAATACCCACGTCGGATTTTGTAAGGACTTTGCGACAATATCCTCTACTAGATACAGTAGTATGCTGGATTCGTACATTTACTTACAAAATCCGGCGTGGGTATTTCGCGGGAGTGCGATATTGTGCGATATTTGGGTTTGTATTTCTTGGCAAGACAAAAATCACAAGATGCAATATCGCCACGGCGAGTCCATGGGCGACATGCAACTACGAAATGCGGCACTTTACCCTACCAAACGACGAGCTTCGAAGGCCGAACGAACGTTTCAGAATGCCTTTTCGAAGCACTTTTCAACGATTTGTAGCCCAAATCGATTACTCGCGCCCTTGAAAAGTGCTTCCCCGGGAAACGCATTCTGAAACGTTCGTCCGACCGTTCAAAATCGTCGTTTGGGGAGCATAAACTCTGTAATATAGAACAATGTTGCTACCAAGCCATTTTGAAATATAGGTCGAACATTCCGTAGTTGCAAGTCGCACTGAATATCGCACATCTCGACCGATGCCGTTCGGTTCAGCCGTCGGCAACTAGTCCCCTTTTTTTCGACAATCTCCATTTCGAACATTTCGACAAAAGCGTCAACCACAAATCCACATTGAACATTGTGGCGAGCAAAAAAGTCGCACTTTCAGCCCTCGGTCGAAAGTGGTATCAAAAACGTAGATAAGAACAATCGATAATAACAAAAGCAATAATTTGCGAGTTTTCATGCATCCAAAATGACTATAATTTTCCGCTTCATGGCCTTTTCATGAACTTTTCTACCCAAATCATTGCTTTTTGTGCTTATCGATGTTCTTATCTACGTTTTTCCTACCTATTTCGACCGAGGGCTGAAAGTGCGACTTTTTTGCTCGCCACAATGACATTGAATTGTACCCCTCCCAAACGAAGATTTTGGAAGGAGGAACAAAAGATGAAATCCGGATTTGCGAAGCACTTTTCAAGGACGTGAGTACTCGATTTGGGCTACGAGCCATTGAAAAGCCAGTCGAAACTCAGGATTTCATCGTTTGTTCCTCCTTCCAAAATCTTCGTTTGGGGAGCATAAATTGTTTGTCGAAATGTTCGAAGTGGAGATTTGTCGAAAAAAAGGGGACTAGTTGCCTACTGCTGGACTAGTTGCCGACTGCTGGACTAGTTGCCGACTGCTGGACTAGTTGCCGACTGCTGGACTAGTTGCCGACTGCTGGACTAGTTGCCGACGGCTGGTTCGGTTGGTCGAAGTGCGATATTCGGCTTTGTATTTCTTGGCAAGACAAAATCACAAGATGTAATATCGCACATCTCGACCGATGCCATTCAGTTGACCGAAGTGTGATATCCCCACATCAGGCTGGGTTAAAAGTGCGTCGTAACAGGCTGGGTTAAAAGTGCGTCGTAACAGGCCGTGTTAAAGGGCGTCGTACCGGG